AAACATGGACTACAGTTGACAACGGAGGACGTTTCGGACGTTATTGTATTAAGGGTGCGTTGGAAGGCAAAGCCTATGGAGAAGCAAACAAGGATAACGTAGAAGAACTAAACAAGATCAATGATTTTGATTGGCTACGTGAACAGTTTGTTGCTAGTATGAAGAAACGTATTACTGCAGACTAATCTACTAAAGTATCTAACCAATTAGAACCATCTGCGATACTAGTCTCGTGGATGGTTTTTATTTTCTTGATTATATCTTTATTGTATAATTGTGCTTTGGCACCATTGTGTAATGGCCGAGGCCAGTTACCCATCTTAACCCAACAAAATCCATTGCTTTCGTCATTTAGTTGTGGTACAAACTCATCATAAACTGTTACAACAAAAGTATTGTATACAAAGTTTTTATCCGGACTAGTGAATTTGTTTAGTGGATATACTTTTTGTATATCAGGTAATAGTCCAATCTCTTCTTCTAATTCTCTTAATAGTGTTTGTAATGGTCGCTCATCTTTTTCAGCTTTACCTCCAAAGAATCCCCAAGTACGTGGATGGCTTGTATCACCACTTCTTTGTTGTAGCATGATTCTACCTGTGTCCATAGCAAGCACTAGACAACCACTAGCGTTCATAATCTAATTCTCTACTAATAGTGTCTTTAACTTTTGGATAGTCTACTAATTCTTTTTTTATCATATCGTGAAACTCATCTATTCTGTATAACTTGTTGTAACTGTGCAATACCTTAAATAGTCTGTAATAAAAAGAAGGATTGAACTTATCTGTTTCAAAGTACAAATGTTCTTCTCCGTCCCTACACCAAAATAAATTGCGTATATGATGAAATGCTAGACTCCATGCTATTCTAGGCATTGTGGGTTCTTTCTCTACATACATATCCACAAACTCTACTTCAATTGGCAAATCAGTAATAGTGGTTTTCCATTTATTAAAACTTTCAATAGCATGTTTTGATGCATAGTTTGGGTTTAGGTATTCTTTTCTTGATCTGTACACTAATACATGTTCTATATTTGGATGGTCCTTATGTAGCTCTTCAATAAATCCAGATGAGAGCATTTGTAAGTTTAGGAATGATGCCTCAAAGCATACACTATCAGCTAGTCTAAGTCGTGAGTTCACAACTCTAACAGTTTCTAGGGCACTACCTTTTTTATTATTTAAGAATTCATGAATACATTCATGACCGTCATACCGTATCATACTAGATATAGATCCGCCAAAAGCCTGCTTTGTACATACCTTCATGGCTATTGAACCAATCAGTACCATTCCATTCCAATTGATCAGTGGATGAAATATTAGTTACATATTTTTGATCACTTACAGTACTACTATCAAAACTTACAACCCATGCAGTACCGTTATATTCAATAATATCATCAACACCTGCAACTGCATTAGTCCAGTTTGTTGATATAGGTAAGTCATTGGTCAGTAAGTATCTTTGCCCTATTGCGGCCGCTGTTACAGTACCATCACCTGGATAATTTGCTTGTGGATTAATAACGGCATCGATTGCTGATAAACTATTTGCTGGCAAAGTACCAGCGTCTACAGTAACAACTAGAGCATTTTTATCAACTGTATCAAACTCAAGTCTACCAATAATATCGTTATCACTGTCACCAGGATTGTTTGACTTGCGTAGTCTAAGTTGACTTATACCTTCTCTTAGGTCACCAAATGGTTTAAGTTCTGTTGCCCACTCTAATATATTGCCACTGGCATCTAACTGTGTACCTTGTTCGTTATATAAGTATGCTTTACCATTCTCATACTTTAGTTTTCTATTGTCAAGAGTAATTACTGTATACTGTAATGTAGTTTTATCGAAATTTTCTTTTGCAACGAAGGCATCCAAATCCTCATCATCTAAACTGTACAGTTCATTAATAATGTTGTATATAAGTTTTTGTTGTTTAACTTTAGCAGGCGGGTTGATGAATATAGGCATACTAAATGTTAGGGTAGAAACATCAACAATATCATCTACACTTGAACCAACACTACGGCTACTCCATATACTGTTTGTCATTTCAACATAACTTAATGCTGACCAATCAAAAGGATTGTTACTTGTCCTAATATTAAGAGTAGGATTAAACAATACCATAATCTGTTCCAACAACTGCAATTTCTGATCTGTATTTGATGTCCATATATCACAGTTCATAATTAAATTATATGGAACTGGAGCATGTCTTTCGATGGTATATCTATTACCTACCTCATTTAGATATTTGCCAGTGGTATCATCTACCTTCTTTTCATATACTTGTACTTTTTCTTCGTACTCTTGATAAGTTCTACGATCAGCGGCTAGGTTAAGTTCAGTAACATAACAACTAATAAACGGAACAGTATTAATAATGTTCTCTGAATTCTCACGAGTAATGTGTGCGGCCATACGATTTACATCACCATAACGTACAGGAGTTAGCTGGTATATAGGTAACTTGTCATCATTAATACCCATTTGTACATTAAAGCCACTGAACAATCTTATGAACTGTTGAATGTATCTTCTTATCTGTTTATCGTAAAAGTATTGTTGTGCCATTATTCAAAATCACTCTTTGGTTTAATAACGTTGCTGAGTGGTTGTCTTTCATTAAATTCTTTATTATCAACAACGGTTGTTGAATTATTGTTAATGTAAGAACTTGCATTGTAAGTCTTATCACTCCATGTGACATCAGTTACGTTATCATATAGTCTATTCCATCTGCTACCACGATAAACAAATAGTCTATTTGGCTTAAAGTCATTACGGACAAAGTAATCACCATCATTTGGTGAAAGTGGAAACTGATCACCTGTTGATAATGTGTCTCCATGCTCATATACTTCCGAAGTATCCGGTTGGCCAAACAAGTGTTCAGTTAATGGTAATCCCAATGGATCGGCCTCTTCAGCACTTTTTACAATAGCATTACTAATATTAAGTTCTGTTTTGTATGCACTGATATCATTTTTAAGACTATTTGGATCATTAGCAGTACCAAGTATATCTGCGTATTCTTGTGTATCTGTAAGTGGTGAAACTTTAACACGCCAAATATGACTGTACCAAGTTTGACTAAAACCTTCACTTCCACGGTTAGCATCTTGTACTACATAAAATTTATTAACAGCATCTCTGTCATGATCCAATAATAGATCATCTCTAAGATGAGGTAATTCTAAAACATCACCTGGCATAAGTTTACGACCCAGTTTCTCAACCATATCATTTGTGTGGAATGTAATAAACAATGTATCGTTAGTTAAAAATAATCCAAACTGACTTAGATCAAAATCATTATCACTTACGTTATATACGCCTCTTAATTCAAATACATCTGGATCATACTTACGATCTCTATTTTCCATGAATAACAAGTCTTGTATTTTAGTTTCGTTGATAAAACCTTCTGGATTTGTCTCATCACCAGTAATTAAATCCTTTTCTAAACCACTACCATAGTTAGGTTCACTAGGATCGGCTGCATCTAATTGTTGTTTAGGTCCCAAGTACTTGTGTACATGCACACCAGTTCCACCAATGTCAAACTGTTCACGGACATTCCAGTCCATAAATTTGTAATCGTTACCTTTATAATTTCTGTATAAACTTAATCGTGGCATATCATTCCTCTTATAATGTATTTATACAGAAAATAATAGGTTGACAATGTCGTAAAAGATGCTATACTGAATAAGTATTAATTATTAGGAGTTATCTAAATGGCTAAAATTGCAGTACCAAAGAAGTCTCGTAAACAAAAGAACCGGGCGGCCGCAAGGCGTAAAACAGGTATCATTACTATTGATTGGTCTGGTGCATTGGAAATGTCAGGTCCAGACTTCGGTAAAAAGCGAAGACTAGCAACTGATGAACTGTATCAAACAGTTAAGCATGTTGAGATAATCCCTTTTCTTCACACATGGATGAAGAAAGAAGAGTATAGTGCTGAAGATATTAAGGCTGTTAAGGCGGCTCCACATGTGCCAATCAATGCGGCCATTAATGCTAAGTTACTATTAGATGGTATGCCAGACTTACATCAACAACATGCAGAATATTGGGAGAGCTTGCCAGGCACTGGTGATGTACTAAATCCAGCAAGTGATTATATTAAGAGAACTATTGTTACTGCAATCAAAGAAGGTACTCCTTTAGTAGAAGCAAAGGCAATTGCTGATCAGGCACAAAAAGAAAAGAACATAAAGTATTTCAAGCCTTCAATCCAGCAAGTTATGAAAGAAGCAAGCCTTCGTATGACGGAAGAGATTGAAG